GCATCTATACGACCAACTACGTTGGCAGAAGCCGCATTGATTGTACCTATAATATTGGCTGAGCCACCAGAAAGTGTGGTGTTAGCAGTGATTGTGCCACCCACCAACGATGTGTTGGCAATTACAGTACCGATTCTAGCAGAGCCAGCATCCAAAAGACCAACTACATTGGCGGTATTTGTATTGAGTTGAGTGTTGGCAGTAATAGTTTCACCAACAAAACCGGTTACTGCCCATGCAGTACCAGTGTTCACAGTGTTCGAAGTTACACGACCAAAAACGTTAGCGGAACCAGCATTCAATACGGTATTAGCAGTGATTGTGCCGCCTAACAAGGATGTGTTAGCTACAATCGTTGCAATTCTAGCGGAGCCGGCATCCAAGAGACCAACAACGTTAGCTGTAGCAGAATTTATTACACCATTCGCAAGTAATGTTGTTGCATATATTGTAGTTGTGTGTGAAAGAGGTGTTATGATCCAAGTATTGGATGTTAAGTTTGCAACTCTTGTGTTACCACCAACAATTAGATTGTTCGAAAGTGTTGTGTTACCATTAAGTAAAGTATTATTTGCAACAAAAAGGCTAGGACCATTTGTTCCATTAAGACCTACACCATTAATTTGTAAATTGGCAATGTTTGCTACACCATCAACACGAAGTCCTAAGCCTGTGTTGTTCGCCACATAAATGAAACCCTGTGTACTAACAGTTAAACCATTTTGTACAGTAACAGAAGATCCTGTACCTGTAACTTGGAAAGAACCTTGAATAAGAGCATTGTTAGCAACTTGTAGACCAGTTCCAGAAGAATTGATGATAAAGGTACCAGTATTTTTGGTGTAGTTGTTTGCACCAATATCATTGGTTTCTGCCAACACACTGTTGGTTGTGGTTACCCAATCACCAAATGTATTGGCATAACTTAGAGGTGTAATTTGATTAGCCATTGCCGCCTTTACCTATTAATTGCTTCAGTAGTTCTTTGATATCATTTACGTCAGATTTCATTGACGAAATTTCTGATTTTATATTATTTATTTCTTCTTTTTGGGTTTTTAACATGCGAGATTTAGAATAATATTCATCTCTAGCGGCACTGTCTTTGTTAATCAGTGCCATAGATTTGGTATCACGTACAAATTTAGAGTCTTTAACCTCAACTAACATATTAAACACCTGATGGTAGAGCAAGAACACGAAGGTCGTGTACGATTGGTGTTTTTGCAGTATCTGATGTTGACAACACCAACTTGATTGCGAACTGACTGAATGTTGTGAATGTTGAACCGCTTGTGCTTGTGTAAGCAATTTGGTTATTTGCTTGGCCACCAACACCAGGTGCGGCAACATATTCTCTAATGTCTTCTCTGTTCAATGAGAATGCATTTGGAGATTCACCAACATTAGTCATCAATACCCAGTTTTGGTCATTCAACTGTGCTGTGTCATTGTTATTTAGAATCTTATAATAAACATAGACCTGTGAACCTAGGGGTTTGTATGCTGTATAATAAACTCTCAGGTCACCAGATACATTATCTGGAGACAACACAACAGGTTTGGTTAAGTACCTAGCAAAACCGTTACCACCTGTTGCTGATGTTTCACCTGAAACAACCGCTGTGGCACTGTTGCCACCAGTGTTAGCCGCAATCGTAATCGTTGGCGTTTCAATGTAACCGGATCCAGGAGTTGTCACGTTAATCTTGTCAACATAGTAACCAGTTGTTGCTGGATTGTAAACAATATTAGCTGTTGCATATGCTTGTGTTCCACCAATCGCAGTTGGAGCAGAAATAGTAACTGCTGGTGGTGTTGAAGTATAATTTGCTGTAACATTAACTGTGTTACCACTTGTCACCGTGATATCAGTATTCGCCAAAGACATATCGTTAATAGAATACTTAATAACATAAACAGAAGTTCCGTCATCAGAAATAACTGGTGACACATACTTGTCTGTTGTAGTCATAGATGCTGTCAACACAAAAGATGATGCTGAATTGGAATCAATAACTCTTGGACCTTTTCCGTCATCGAAATAGATATGGTCCATCATTGTTGTTGCATATCTACCTGGTTCAACAACTTTCGTTGAATCTGTCGTATAATTGGAATATAATGTTGGTGTATATGTGTATGATAAATCTGTTCCTGTAGGAGTAAAGTCTGTAACAGTTAAATTAATAGCATCTGCCCTAACATCTCTACCAAAATAATTACCATCGAGATTTGTTAAGTTGTTTGCATTGTTTGCAAAATATTCCAAATCAGAGTTTATCAATTTTCTCATTGGTACTTGTTTAGGAACAGTGTATTGAATTGTTGGAGCCGCAAGTGTACTAAACTCACAATTGTCAATAACAAACATTATTTGTTTTGTTTGGTCAGCAGACCAAGTAATACCATTTTGCGACTCAAACAATGAACCAATATATGGTGTTCCACCAATCTTGGTTATTGTTGTAGGTGTAGGATCTGTTGGAAGATTTTTAACGGATGAAGGAATTGCAATAGCATTTTGTGACCCAACCCAAATCGTATAATCTGGTGTTGTTGTTTGTAAAATGAATGCGTATAGATTACCGGATCTGATATACACTGGAGCATCGAATGTGAATTCAGTATATGCGGTATGATCCAAATATTGAGGTGTATCTGAAACATTAATTTGCTGTGCAGTCTTAACAACAACTGTTCCATCAATGGCTTGTCCATCTGGATAACCATTAATAGTATCCGTGATAAACATTTTTACTGGTGGAGAGTTTGTTGCTGTTGGTTTTCCTTTGAAGTAAACTTTAATTGACTTGATGAATGCACCATTTGGATATGTTTCTTTATCAATAATGAAAGTTTGTGCAACAGGGTCAACATAATACGTATATGTATCGATTAAAACATTGTCACGGTTTTGTATAGAAGTGAACACTGTTGTCTTAGCGGCGGCTTGTACAGTCGCACCAAAATTCAATGATTGGCTTCTTGTTGCAAGTGAAGATGCAGTAAATATACCTTGTGCAAATGTTGTTGCAGAATCTGGATCATTGTCTGCGGTTCTATTATCAATCCTTAACAATCTATCGCCTGTTTTGAATATATTTGAAGGAACTTGGAAAATACCTGAAAAGTTACCTTGTTCATCAGTAGAAAGTCTTGGCACCTTGGCCGAAGTGCTCGCCTCTGATATCAAAAATGTTGTACCTGTAATAGAATAGCTAGAATTAATTCTGCTTCTAACAGATGGTGCACCATATGTTGTTTGGTTTGTACCAAGAGAAATATTTACTGGTGTTCCAAGTGTAGCAACTTTTGTTGTACCATTGTACGCTGTAATTGTGGCGGTATAGGTTTCATTTTTATCTTCCCATATTGTAATATCGGTGTATACATCCTCAAGGCTTCCACCAAGATAACCCCAGCTTTCCCAGTCCCACTGTACACCCACCCATTGCATACCAGTTTTTACTCTGGAAGTGGTGGACCTTTGATTCTTGGTTGTAATATTTACTGTTGAACCAACATAAAAATTTGTTACAGATGATGCTTTTGGACCTAAAGTTATGGTTGTGGCACCAGAAAAATAAAAACCACCACCTGGAAGTGTAGAAGAAGTTCCTGTTGAAGACTGAATTTCACCACTCAAACTAATTTGTGTGGCCGTTGCGGCAGAGTATGTACCTGATGCTGTAAATCCTGTATATGCTCCTGTCTGGTCGAACCTTGCATTCTGCAAAATTCCAGTTGAAGAATAAATTGAAGACTTTTTATCTGAAGACAAGTACAGTCTAACAGAATTAGAACTCAAGTTGGTAATAGACACAATACGTGCTGTTGGAGTAAATGTTCCTGCTGTAAAGAAACCTACAACATCACCTTCTTCAAATGTTCCGGTAACATTTGTTAATGTGACAGCATTTGGTTGAATGAAATATTCATTGACTTTCTGTCCATCAAAGAAAATTGAGACAGGTGTATTGATTTTCATACCCTTTGCACGAACAATTAAGTTTTGACCACGGATGTATGGCAACAAGGTCACATCGGTCAAATAAGTTCCATTCAGTGAACTTACTTTGTCGTAGTTTCCAGAAATTGTTTGTTGTGCTTGGCTTTGATATGTACTTACTGTAACTCTATTTCCAGCTACAGATGTTGTACTGTAAGTTGTACCAGAAATTCCTTGCCAATCTGTAGCTCCCAACTGGTTCAGGGTTGTACCTGCCTGATAGATTGACATGTTTGGATCAGTGATAAGAATATCCGGATCTCTTGTTGCAGACACCCACATATCCATAGGTGGATTGATATCAAGCAAACCTTCACCAATAGTAACTGCAAATGGATTCAAACTAATTGTGTTACTTGCTATCCTTTGTACTACCAAATTAGCAGTTGTGTAAGGTAAAGTGATTATTGTTGAGGTACCGCCGGTTGAGGTGTGATACCTGTAGCCAAGTGCTGTTTGTGCCGCAGTAGAAAGTCTGCCGTATGCATTAAATCCATCTCTAGCAAACAATGGAGCATTCAGAACCCAGTCTGATGCAGTCATAAACGAAAGACGCTTATTGATTTTTGCGGAGTAATCTGGATTTCCAGAGTCTGCTGTCGAGAAATTTGTAAAGTTATCAACAAGAATACCGTTCTTGAAACGGTTTAGACCGTTTGCATCTGGTACTTGTAGGTCGGCCGCTTGCTTCTCTAACAAACTCAATGATGTGTAATACTCAAGGTTGTTAACACGTGTTTGTAGGTCTGAAATGTCAGACATTGCCCAACGTCTATGTTGAACTTTCTCCAAAGAAAGGTTAGGTAAAGCACGCACTCCTGGTAACTCGTCAGGTAAATATGCTGTGTAAGGATCAAGTGTAATCTTTCCTAACAGTAGACTTCCATCGGGTGTATTTGGGAAAGTCGGATTGTTGGAAGGTTTACCATTAACGATAGCAAAATTATTATCTTTTGTTAATACAAGAATGTCTTTTCTACCAAGATAGTATGTGTAATCAGTAATGAAGTTAGTTAAATCTTGTGGTACCAATGCACCACCAGTTGTAGAAATGGAACCTGAATAACGGAAAGCAAATGTTGACTGTGCATTAACTTGTGAAAGTCTGAAGTCAATAGCATCTCTCAACATGTAAGTTGTACCGGCCTTACTTGTGTAAGAACCAATTTGGGCGTATGCTTCAGGTTTAGTTGACACACCACCATCACCAGCACCAAGATAGGAATTGATTGAGAAGTAACCATCACCACCAGAATGTAGGTAATAATCCAATAGTACCAACAATGCACCTTTAGGTTGTGGTGCACCTGTTCTCAAACGTATTGATGAATGACCATAATACGAATCAGTTTGCCCATTATCAAACAAGAAATTATTTGTAACATCATATGCGGAGTTTGTCAACATTGCATTTATTGGCACTGTTGTTGGAGTTCCTGTGTCAATAATTTTAACAATACGTTTAACGTCAGAGATAAACAGAGATTGTTTTGAACCTGGTGTTACCAAGTTTGCAAAAGGAATATAAACTTGTGCATTAGTCAAGTCAACACGGACACCACCAACGTTTGTACCAGAAAGGTTGACGGCCGTAGTGTTTGCTGTTGTTAGATTTTTGGATTTTAATGCAAGTGATGTTGTTCCAGCATTTGTAACTGCAACTTTAGCAATAATTGTTGCAGTAAATGTTGAAGAACCTGCTGTAAGTGTTGCAATCTTCTTGGTTGAATCTAGTTCAATCTTACGTGATGCTGAGCCTGTTGTAAAGTTGATTACGTTACCTGTACCAAAACCACTGGCTTGACCGTCAGTGACAACAACGATCCAATTATCTTGTACTTCAGAAGCAGATTGAATTGCATTCGGTGTACCATTGAAGGTTAAATCGGCAGTGCCCAAGTTAAATTGGGCCACACCTGAAGCAAATGAAACTGCTCGGGTTGTTTTCCAAGAACTATAAGAAGTGTCGGATAGATTGTATAGGTATGGATAACCAACATTGAATAACAATTCAGGAGACACACCGTTCCAAAGAACAGTGTCAGCATTGCTTACGTTGTTTGGAAATTTTCCTAAAACTGGATCAATACCCGCAGAAGCTGACCTATTGAAACCTGATGATGTTGGAGCAACCATCATGTTATAATTTTTAGTGTCAAATCTGAGAGAGAAGGTGGAACTTGAGGTTGGTGTGACAGTAAAAGCTGTTCCTAGTGTTGCAGTCTTTGTTGAATGATTATAGCCAACAATTCTACCAGAATAACCGGCGCCTGGTCCCGAATCAATCGTCATTGTTACATTAAAATAACTATTGGCTACTGTTCCATTAAACTTACCGGTCGTGTCAGTGAAAGTTACTGTAGTTGATGTAGCGGAAGCCACAGTGCCTGTCAATACAGCATTTTGGAAATCAGAAACATATGCCTTGTACACGTATGTTTGTGTGTTTGCAGAAGCTGATGCAGAGGAGAAAGACAAACCACGTAGGTAACCTGAACCAACTTTAGTTGAGTTGTATGTTGTTGTGTTGGTTGTTACAATTGAACTGTTAGCATTTATACAGTGGAAATCTACAGCAACGACAGAGGATGTATCGAATACACCGTTAGCATTATTCACATACAAAAAGTTACCATAATCAACAGACAAGAAATTGTTGTTGATAGCTTCAGTTGCTCTTGCACGTGTTGTTTCAAGTGTAACATCGAGTGTATTTTCTACACGATAGCCCTTGTTGTATGCCACACCTTTACCAATTTGCAATTGATATGTTGAGTTTGCGTTGCCTGCTATAGTGTTTGATTTTGGAACAACTCTAAAGTCTTGAACAACAAAGTCGCCGTTTGTATCATATGTTCTTTTTGCGAAGTAATCATTGATAACACCGTAAACTGTGCCATCAACCAAACGTTGAATTGTACCACCGGTGATACGAGTGAGTTCAATAAAACCAGAATCTGAACCAAGTTCAATTGGTTTGGTATCAAGAGTGAGTGTGATTGTATAACGGTCTGCACCTGGTGCCTGATAGTTTGTTGCACCTACGGCAGGATCCAATAAAGCAGGGTCAGTAACATAATCTGAAATATACTCAGAAATAGAAAGACCAATACGTCTTGTTGGTGTGTTGCCATATTTCTGAACAATAATAGTCTGTGGTTGGAGAGAAACAAAGTTACCAATTGAGTAACGTGAAAATGTTCCATCATCATTTTGTACATCAGAGATTGTATAACCATTTACGATGTAGAAAACACCTTCTGTAATAGATGCAGTGCAAGCAAGGCCAGTAAAATCTACAGGTACAATCTGTGCTGTCGTGCTAGTGCTTGATGAATAGATTATATCACCAGCAGAAAATTGTCTACCAGAAAGGTAAGTAACAATCAAAGTTGGTGCATCAGATGTTGTTGCTTCTTCCGTTGCAACAACTTTAGCATAAATTGTACCAGTACCGTCTGTGATAATTTGATTTAGGAAATCGGATGCTGTAATGTCAACGTCATTATATGTTGTATTTAATTTCAAATAAATGGCATTAGTATTTACTGTGACTTGACCACCAGATACTGGAGTATTCTGTTTGAAAATGTGATTAGCAAACTTACTAATCTGGTCTTGAAGAATGGTCTGAGATTGTGTTAATTCTCTGGCCTGAACTGCACGACCTGGACGGAATAAAATTCTGTGGTAGTGATTATTTGGGTCGAAATCGTCATAGTATGGATCGACATTGAAGTTAAGCATTTTTATCCTTTAGTATCCTAAAACCAATTTAAAAAGTTCAGAACCATCAGCATTTCTTTGTACAGGTTCTCTGTTTTCTAAGTAGGTCAAATAACCCGAGAATGGTATAAAATCTGGTGTTTGTTGTTGAAATATAACCCTTGATGTACCTGTTGTGGCACCATACAAGAGAGCACTATTGTTTGCGGTTCCTTGTGTATTTATTAACTTTACCGTATTGGTTCCAATATCAAAACTTAAAACTGTTGCAGTAAATGTTGCAGAAGATAACAGACCGTTAGTGGACTGGAACACAGTTTCATCTGGTGTGTAAGCTCCGAAACCTTGAGACACAACAAAGTCTGTGGTTGTTTTATACACTTCGGCGTTAGCACGACGAATAGAAGTACCGAAATAAGCATATGGATTTACCAGAACACCAATCTGCCTAAAATCTATATCTGTTGGTAATTTTCCACCTTCATCCCTATTGAATCTGGCGGTCATCATAATGTGTCTTACACCCAATTCAGACACTGGATTGTAACCGTGACCACCAATTGGTGATGCTGGTGCAATAGCAATCGCACCTGAACCGTTTGCTGAGGTAATCGAAACGTTTGCGTATGAATAGTTTGAGCCGGTGTTTGCAACAACAATGTCGGTGATAGAACCCGAAACTACAGTAGCGTTCGCAGTTGCATATTGTCCATCACCTGTGACGGTTACTGTGATGGCTGCATTCGCCGGATCATATCCGGAACCACCATTTGTGATGTTAATTACATCAATACTACCACGACCAGCAAATGTGTATACTGGATTTGGTATAGTTGTGGAGATTGGCACTGGCATCCATGCATCATCCATAAACTTGAGTTTACTTCCCGATGTTATGGTATACATGTACTTCCACTTATAGTCGTCTGCGCCTTGAAAGATTTGATTAGCATTAAAATTACCGGGCTGAAAGAATGGTTCTGTGCTTACTACACCACCATTATTATTCCACAGACACTTGAACACTTGGTCAAAACGGTTCTTAACATAAAATCTTTTTAGAATTGTTCCGTTTGTATCAAGTGCAAACATATCAATGTCATCTCTGTAATAATCATACACTTCACCTGAAGTCCAATTGATACGTTCGATAACGGGAGACATATCAGAAGATGTAATCTTCCTAGCCACAAACATATTTTTGAATGTATCTTTTATATATTTTTGGTCTTCTGTCGGTGCAGGAGGGGCAGTGTCTGTCGCCCATGATTTTACACGGGAAAGGAAACAATAGAATGTTCCGAGATATTCACCTGTGGATGCAATCGTAGCAGAAGGCGAATAATACATCGCCGATGACTGATAATATCCGTTATTGTTTGTTAAAATACCTGTATTTGCTGACATTATATAATCCTATTAAGCGTGTTGTATTGCCACAAAAGTATTTGCATTGTCACCATCAATGCTGAAATATCTCAGATAAGCTGAACTTGTTCCAGGCATTGCAAATGTGGTGGCATTTTCAGTAGAATTGGTTGATGTGCATCCATGTGTAATTGTTCTTGTGAGTCCTGATGTGTTCGTTAACCAAACTTCAACAACTTTACCTGCCACATAATCTGAAAGTGATATGGTACAATCTGCGGCCACATTTGCTTTAATCAATGATGTTGTTGAAAAATTAATTGTAAAGGCCGTTTGTGAACCAGGAAGAACCGTTGGTGTGTAAATAAAACCTTTTTCTGGTGCAACTGTTCCAGTAAATTCAATTGTGTTTGCATTGAACGATGCAATCTGTTGTACAGTATTGGTTCCTGTTGCAATGTTATACATAACAATTTTTGAACCACGTGCAGAGTCTGTATAGTTTTCTGTTGCAACAATATCAATACGTGCAACACCAAGTGGCGCAAAACCTGTTGTGCCCCAACCGTTACCTGTCATACGCATCAACACATCATTGTTCTGTGTTGCTGTTGGTGATGTTACTGTACCTCGTGCTGTTCTACCTGCGACAAGTCCGTATGCGGAGCCATCTGTGCTGAATGAATCGAACACAATACGTGAAGGTGTATTTGCTTTACCTGAAATATGCAACATATAACCTGGGTTTGATGGTGTTTGTGTTGTTGCAGTTGCTTTAATAGTAAGTGCCGACTCTGTTGAACTGAAGTTTGAGTTAGCAAGAACCATTGTTCCGTTAACGGTCATGTTGCCTGCTGACGATAATGAACCGTTCAGCAATGATAGATCACCGGTGACAGATAGATTGCCAGCAAAAGTGCCCGAAGTGTTGGCGAGTGCAGAGTTTGCTTTGTTGAAAGCGGCTTGTGCAAATGTATTCTGTGTAGCGATGTTTGATGTGATTGAACCGTTTAGTGTTGAAACGTTGGAAGTAATTTCACCACGGAGAGTTGATACGTTACCTGCAATCTCTGAACGGAGAGTAACAACGTTGGCTGAAATGCGTGTGTTGATTACTGAGTTAGCTGAAGCGGCATTCGCTGTCACAACTGAGTTAATTGAGTTTGACCAGATACCATTTGCATCAATGTAACCAACAATGTTGGATGTTTCCAATCCACCAACAACAAAATTAACTTTACCTGTTGAGTTGGTCGTACCGATTATTAAGTTACCTTTGCCTGCTCCAGAAGATGCAATATACAGATAACCATCATGTGCTTTTGTTGCTGAAAATGCTGGATCGGAATATGTTGACCCGTTGATACCCATGTCGATAAAGTGATCTGTGTCTGTACCATCATTGGCAGTCACAACGAAATCACCAGAGCCGGAAGAAGTTTGGTTTTCTAAGTTGACTTGTATATAAGATGCTGAATTACCTGTAAATTGTCCAACAACGTTTGGTAAAACGGTAAAGTTATTACCAACGACCAAGTTGTTGTTTGAATATAGTCCAGCCGCAAGTGTTGTAAGTGTAATTTTACCAGTAATATTAGTTGGAATGTCAACACCAACCAGCACGGTGTTTGCCGTGTTGGAATTGATTGTCGTAATTGCTGGTAAGTCTGTAATTTTTACTGTTGACATTTTTTATCCTAAAAGTAATGTTCTTCCGTCTTGTGTTTCAATCTCTCTATTATCTTGTGTTATCAGTTCTGGATAATAGATTGTACCAAGAGAGTTATAGAATTCCACATTCGATGTTGCGATTGTTCTTCCAATAGAAATGTTTGCAGTGTTCGATGAGAATGGTATTGTTGTGTTGGCACCAATCACGTTGTTCGAATAGCTAATCCAACTTACCGTACCGTGGAAAGTATTCGATCCACTTACAACTCTAATTCTATCACCGGTGAAAATGATATCACGTATCTTGTTTGCAGTATTACTGTACTGACCGTTATTGATAACATCATATTGACCTGTTGCAGACAATATATTTATTCTATTGTTGGAAGTGGTTACGTTTGCGGTTGCAACGTTTGCGAATGATAGAAATACGTTGTCACTTATAACAACCGTGTTGCTTGTAGTATTTACAGAAATAATTTGTGAGTATACATTTGGTCCATATGGGTGTATCAATGAAACCAAAGAACCTGGAAATGCAATGTTTGCTATGTTTGCACCAACAAGGGCATCAAATTTAATAATGTTGTTACTTGCATTCTCGAATGTGGAATACATTGTTGCATTTGAACCTGGATCACCAGTGTAGTAACCTAAAGTATTTGTATTTGAATTTGTTGATTCTTTGTGTACAACAATACTGCTTTCAGATTTGAGTGCATTGATTGGTATAACTTTTGTGCCTGATGGATGCAATAGTTTATATAATACTTCTTTGTATGCATCAAAAGACTTTTGTACAATCAAATCATATGTGAAGTTATTGTAGTCTTGATTCTCTAGAATCTGGTTAGAACTTGCGAAACCATCATCGTTGAGATATTGACCTGTACCAATAATCAAACCGTTTAAGAACCTGGCGGTTGCAACGGCAGCACCATTTCCATATGTTCTAATACCAGATTGGTAAACAAATTCACCAGTCTCTGTATTTGTTGTGGTATATGTTGTATCCAAATCCAAATAAAGGTTCGCACCAATCGCACGGTCTGTGGACTTTAATTGTAGATTGGTTTTTGTATTTGATGTGTAGTTGTATACTCTTAGAATATATTTTGAATTTGCTTGTATAGCATCAGACTGCAACAGTGTAATTGAATCGACATATGCTTTAAACACGGCAGTGTTTACGTTTGCACCTTGATAAATCAAATCACCGTTTTTAATGATGTTGCTAGCCGAAACGTTTGTGACAACCAAATCACGCACTTTAAGTGAAACTCTAGGTGACTCGATATAATCTTCACCAAAATTTTCAATAATAAACGATGTGATAGCACCGATACCACGTTCATCACCGATTGGTGTAAACTCGGCACCATCACCCATGACGTTGTTAACACGTAGAGATGCACCAGAGCCACCTGATGTTGTGATACCCAATGTTGGCAGACTGTCTTGTTTGTAGCCTAACCCACCTTTTGGATATCTTGTTACACCATTTGTTGTATTTGAATATAGATATTCTGTTGATATGATTGAGCCTGTTGCATTCACCCTCACGTTTGCACGTGCGCCGACACCGCCAGCAGAATTTGTAAAATGAATTATGTCACCGTTCGCATACCCTGTTCCAGGTGTAACAATTTGAATCGGACCCAACATACCCAAAGATGACAGAACACCCTTAATTTTTAAGTTTTCTGTTGTTTGTGGATCAGTGGTATCAAATAAAGAAAGTGCTTTAACTGCGGGTAATGATGTATATCCACCGCCACCGTTATTTAAAAGTATGGATTGAATAGGATATGTGGAGAATCCAATAAACGAGAACGCATTTGCCAATGAACATGCAGAGTTCGCTGATGTGTTTGCAGGGAAAAATGGATAAGATGATGCTCCGATTTGTGTTGCCGCAAACAGAGATGGACTCATGTAGTTTTGTGGCACAAATGCTACATTGATTAAACCTGCTGGACTAACTGTACCAACGTTAGCGATGGCACCCGAACCTCCACCACCAATAATTCTGATGTAAGTGTTTGGGTCTTCTCTATATCCGTATGAACCGTTTAGTACTGTGATATCACGGAGAGAACCTGCTGTGGTTTCATAAACATATGCTGTCGCACCTATGCCGTTTGCAGAGTTTAAGCCACCATAAAATACAACTGGGTCACCAGAATATGTTGAACTTCTTCCTTTATATAGTTGACCACGTTTGGTCGAGTTGATATTTACGGCAGAAATGGAACCAAGAACCTTAGCACGAAGCGGTGTTGCACCTACTGTGCTTTGTGGTACAACTTTAGAATCTTTAAAGTAAAGTATCTGATTGTTATTGTCAACGACAACAACATCTTCACCTGAAACAAACAAACGTTCAATGTTTGCAATATAAACTTCCATTCTATTACCAACAGCAACGCTTCTTTCAACAGTTGCAATCGATTTAGAAGTTTCACCGAACAATCTGTAATTGTCAATTGAAAGCCACTGCTCATCGTTTGTGTCAAGCCTGAGTGACTTTGAAACATACCACTTACCATCAGATGCTTTGAAAATAACATCACGTGTTAGAAAAATATCCGCATCAGAATTATACAATGCACGGAATAAGAACTGATAAGATGCTGGTGTACCCTTTCGTGAGTACAATTCTTTGGCTGCTCTAATCAGTTTACTTTTATCTGCAAGGCATTCTGCTGGAAAATTTGGTAAGAATTGGTTGATGTAGTAATCAATAAATTTATTAAATGTTTCACCAGGTTCTACGAAATTCAGGTCTTGGTAATTTAAAAGATTCTGTGTGCCGTAGATAGCACCACTTTTATTTGAACCAATGTTCAGTTGTTCCATCCATTCATAGTATGCCTGTATGAATGCGACGAACGTTTGGTAATTATCATCCGACCTGATGAACTCAGGTAACTGATAAGGTACCTTTAACGAGGTTTTTTTGGCGAAATCAGTAGTCATTATTGTACACTAACATTTACTGTGATTGCTTCGGGATCAAATTCATCCAACGCAACTATTTTATTGTATGTGGATGATATGATTGTTGAATCTGGAACAACAGAAATAGTAAATTGACCCAACGCATTATTTATTTCTAGTGGTGCAAAGTCGGTTATTGTAACTCTACCTGTCAAGTAATTGATGGTGCCGGCCTCGGCATTCAAAACAGTCTTCACGTTGTTTAAATAATAATATGATCTGATAGTTCCCTCAGACCCCTGTAACACAGGTGCCGCATATGCCAACGCACCGGATGTATCACCCTCTTGTGGTGTAATCGTTACGAATGCTTCAGTATAATTAAAACCAGGATTTATAACTACAATACTGTTAACACGACCTGCAACAAGAACTGCATATGCTGAAGCATCTTGGCCATCACCTGTAATTGTGACTGTAGGTATTTTTGTATAACCGAAACCTTGGTTCACAACGTTAATTGTTGCCACACCACCAGTTGTTGTGGGTACTTCTTCGAAATAAATTCCCCTTCTCACGCCGGAGATTGCAGTGATATCGGTTTCTGAAAAGTCAGGTGAAGATGTTAGACCTGCATTGAAATAATTTCTCTTTAGTTTAACACCGAAATCTAAAATATAAGTTGATCTTGCATTTAATTTTGGATAGAATTTCTTCTGCAACTTTACAGTTGATTCGTTTGTAATGATAGATGGGTCTGCTGTTTGAATACTTGAAATTAAATCTGGTAATTTAAATACAGAATTGAAAGTGTTCAAAGTTGTATCTGAGAAAGCATTGATTGCAGAAACAACGGCAGATTGAATTTGATTTCCAGTTAGTGTTGTTTTCTTTACATCGTACAAAACTTTTGTGTTGATTTTTACATACGTATAATCTGGATCAACAATAGTTGGTGTAACTGTCAGTACAGAAATTGGTTTGATAACTTCAGAAATAAGTTTTTCTTTTTGTGTTGGTGTCAATGTGAAACCACCAGCTGGCTTAACTGCACAGAAGATTTGTCCGTAAACTGGCGGATCATTTTCTTCGCCACCCCAAACAGATACAGAATCTATTGGTAAATTAGTGGAATTGTTTTGAATCAGATAGATATAGTCGTCTTTTGTAACCGCACGACCTTGTGCCGCATATGCTTTAGGTGCGGTGTATTTAATTGATTCGATAGTTTCTTTGTCTGAACCTTGTGTTGCTGAAAATACTGAAGTCACAACTGTATTTGAGAAACACCGATACTATCCATAGCAGTGAAAGAGTTAGCACCAAAGGCTGAGGTGCCAGATGTTGTAATGTATGTTAGATTAACAATGTTTCCGTTTACGAGAGATTTTCCTAATATTCCGTCACCAAAATAAATTTGATATTTTCCGTTCATTCCTTCTTCTAAGAAATATACAGTGCTTGATGGTGTTAGATCGATATAATTTGTAGAAAGGTTGTATGTTACTGATGCTGTATTTGTGGACGATTCTTGCACAGAAACTATCATTGTTGAAGTATCAATAGCCGAATCTGGTATTTCAAATAGTTGTTTTGGATTAGTTGCGGTATTATATGTGAAACTGTATGAAGATGCTATACCCTGTGAAATGATAATATCATTAAATGTTGCGGTGTTTGCTGTTACGTTTACTGTTGTCGAATCTGTTGTAAGGAATGTGTAATTTACATCGTCAATGGCTTCGGAAATAAAAGATGTGAATTTTGGAAGTGTAAGTGTAGTTGTTGTTACGCCGTTTACTGTAATATGAACTGTAGCCTTTGGTGCAACTGCTGATTGTGGAATATAATTTAGTAATTTAGCATGTGAAACGACAGAACCACGCTGAATAGCTGAGTCCAAGAACATTTCGTTTGCCACCATATTTAAATAGTATGCATTGTATTGTGTGTTGTACGCCAACAGGTCAACAAGCACAGAAAGTGCTGAACCATCAAAGTTATAGTCTTTGAGTGTGTCTTGTTGTGATAGAAAAGCCTTTAGACTGGCTTTAATACCACCGAAATCAAGATTCGTAATCTGTAGGCCTGAATTTGCTGTTGCCATTATCGTGTTCTCTCAAGAATTAAATTGATTGCTGTGGGTTGTACATTATTTCCAATAAAAAACTCTATTCCCACACTGTAAGCATTGTTATCCACTTGTTCATCGATAGTGACCTGTACCAATCTAACCCTCGGTTCGTGGTTATTGATAGTGGTTTCTATCTCACTTTTCAAATCTTGTGCTGTTAAAAAGCTGACAGGTTCGAACAACAACTGTTCAATCCTACTACCAATGTTTGGTTGAAAAGGTCTTTCATAATTTTTGGTCAAAAGCAAATAACGGACAGAACGAATGACCGCCATTTCATCATAACTCAAGGCGATATCATTTCTACCAGGCGTTCTAGTAAAATTGAAATCTATATCTGAGTAAAGTTTTTTAAGTGTTTGTACCATTTTATTATTTATCGTAGGAGTAAAATGACTTTTTCAAAACCAAGGACCTGCCCAAAAAAATTCTAGGGCCGGAACGAAATTTTCGAATTTTAGGAAGAATTTGTATTAGCAGTGTTGGATGCAAGTTTTTGCTTATAATCGTCTGTTCCTATGAGATTGTTAATCAGATATAATTGCGTATTACCAACGTTTTCCAAATTATCAATCTTATTTGAATCTTCGAGTAGAATCAAACCTTGTCGGAAAAAGTTCCAATCATGAAGTCTACGTGTGTTTAGCATTCCATTTGCGCTTTGTACATGAGATACTATTAAATTTGCAGCATCGGTCGTAATGTTTGATAGGATAATCACGTTACCGTTTGCGTCGATATCTGTACGGAGAGTCATATTCACTGTTGAATAATCTTGACCAATCGTTATCGTGTTTGATACAATTTCATCACTGATAAACAGACTGGTCATACTACCTAGTAAAGGTGTAGAATCTTGGATTCCGTCGGTGTTGTTGAGTAGCATCAACAAGTTTTCACCTAACTGTACAGCGCTATCATAGTCCGGATACTCAATGACTGGAGAACCATCTTCGGGAACAGTAGCCTCAGCTTTTGTTACACCAGCAACATTTGATGTATGTTCTTTGTATAATTCAATTTCATTTATCAGTCCACTTGTTGATGATGCCATTGGTATTCCTCCTGCATAATCATAACTGTTAATCGTTGAAAGTAAACTGAGTAAATTCTGTGCGTTTGCCCTCAGTTGATTTGAAATACCCAACATCGGATTTTTGTAGTAATTTGTTGCAATAATCGTGCCATTAGCAAGATCATTTTTTTGCCATGTCTCTAGTGATATGGGTTGTGTGTTTAGAAAGTTTTTTGTTTCTTGACTTAGGTAAATTGCATCACCGAATTTACTTGTATCAAAACTAAAACTCAATCTATTAAATACGTTAGCTCCTGACATTCAAATCTCCATTATAACATTTTACGTAAAGGTGTAGAAGTTGGCCCCTTTGGTGCTCTATGTATATGTGAATTATATTGTGTTCTCATAGTCATCATTGTACCAAAAGTGTCTTTTACTATAGCACCTTGTGTGAGTGGTGTCCAAAGACTTACTGCACCAAATATGGGTCCTAATGTGTCTATACCCAAATTCGAACCTAATTTCATACCAGCAGTTACGTTTTCGACCGCTGTAACTGATTGTTTCGAAATGATTGAGCCTGAAACATTCAAATCACTTTGTATATTAACAGCTTCAGCGGCTCTTAATGTGATTGCGCCTGTTGCAGAACCTGCAAAAAGTGAAATGTCTCCACCTGATGTAATTTCAACTTTATCCGTTGAATTCACTTTTGTTTTACCATTCACTTGTTGGTATGAATCACCATCGACTTTGCTATATGCGTCACCCAATACATGCACAACAGAATCGCCGTTTATTGTGATGTTACAAACACCTTTAATAAGAACGTTGTTATTGTTTGCTATGATTTCATACTTATCGCCTAAAATTTTGACGATTTGTTGACCATTTGCTTGTATCTCGGTGAATGTGCCAGTTCTATGTTGAATACGCACTCTTTCATGCCCCGGTGTATCATCAAGTTCGATAAAGTGGCCGGATTCTGAACCAATTACTTTATTCAGTGGAGGAGAAACATCCCAATCAGATGGAGGTTCAGTCCATGAATAGTCTGCTGGTTTCGTGTCAAGGATTTGTTGATCTAGTTGTGCTTGTGTTGCCATATTTAAATTCTTCCAGAATAAGAATTCGGACTCAAGGATTTCTCTGCCGTAGATGCTAAGGTAGAGGCATTAGCGATTGTTGTTGTTGTATTAGATATAGTTTTTGTAACATCTGAAATCAGTCCAGTTCCTTCTGTTATAAGATTCGAGAAAGCATTGGTTGTCGTATCTATAGCGGATGTGAATACACCAGCCAAGGCAGAATATAAACTAGCTAAACAATCACTGAATTGTTGAAGTAATCTAGCAGGTAGGCTTAAAAACCACGCAATCGTTCGTTGCACCTTTGCTACAAATTCTGCTATCACTTTTATAGTTTCATTAATAAAGTCTAGCAATTCGTTAACTGTTCTTAAAATTCCACGTAAAACTTTAATACCCAATACTACTTGTGTTGTCACAGGTGATGAAGCTGCGGTACTTGCGAGTGTTTCGATTTCGTTTCGTATTGATTGGAATGTTGTAGAGCTTTTTAATGTCTCAAATGCTGCCTGATATTTTATTACACCTGGAATGTCACAAACGTGTTCCCTTGAATTGTCTGATTTTTGTATACCAGTACCTGCATATGTCCTTGAAGTGGCCGCTGTTGTCGGGTTTCCAACACTCACAGGTTTCATTGCAGGTGTATCGGTGTAAACTATAGGTTTTACCTCATTGGATTCTTTTATGTCAGAATTTGTAAATTTTGCTTTAGCGTGAAAACCTTTTCCTGCAACAGCATCAACATCTTGCTGTGGTATAGAAGGAAATACACCGAGCATAGCTGGTGCTTGTGATGCAAGACCATCCATAAAGAAACCAAAAACATAATCACCTTCCATTGGTGTGGAAAACGACATTGAATTATTTACTGAGTTTAATGGTATCGCCCAAGGCAAGTCTGAAGTTGGAATTTCTTGTAGATTATCTGTGTGTGAACCAAAAATTCTGACCTTGCAACGACCAAGATTCAATGGATCGACACGATCTTCAACAACACCAATCCACCAAACAAAATTGTCATGCCCTAATCTATTTTTAAAATCTGACATTATATATCACCTCTTATAGCTTTTTCCATATCACCCGAGTTATCATAATTGTTAATCGATTCACCATAACTATCTTTGACAACTTCCAAAATTGTTTCATATTTACCTGCAAAATCGATAATGTGACGAACTGCTGTAATCATATAAATTCCCGAATGAAATGGATCTTTTTCTCCTGCATCATAACCAGATTCATCTTTACTTCTGCTTGATGGTAAAGATACACCAACTAACATACCAACTGTTAAATTTGGATCACCTGAAACTGAAAGTTTTATTCTTGAGTAATGTGAAAGTGAAAGCTGTGCAGTTCTATTTGGCACATAATCTTCCGCCCTAATATCATTCGCAACATTCCATGGTTCTTCACTGATTCCTATTGCTTTCTTTTGGTCGGAATTTGATACCATAACTTTCAATACAGCATCATAATTCTCATTTGCTTTTTTACCAAGTCTGTTTTTCAAATCTGGTATTAAAGAATTCTCATTTAATTTTTTCGAATTTTCAAAATATGTTGAGTAATTAAAATTTGTATCTCTAAATGTTCTTGTTAAAGGATCTATTGAAATTAATCTATTAGCAAAAGCACCAGAAACAGTTCCGTATAAAGTATCAAAAGTATCAAGGAAAACGTATGATTTTATACCAATAAGGTTTCTACCTAATTCTCCACTTTTAATTTCCCAACCTTTACCGGAGAGTTTATCATTCGATGACCCTACGCTTCTCGGTATGTAAATAAATTGTGTATATGGTTTTTGTGAAAAAAGGCTTTGTAATGAATAGAAATTGAAACCTTCGGAGTTTTCATAGAAAAGAAAATCAGCACCTTTCTTACCAATGGGTTTTGCGTAGTTTGATAGCCAATTAATAGCTTCAAATGGTTTCTTATATGGTATTACGAAATCATAAAGCCCATCGGTTTCCTGCATTCTAATAAACTTACTATCAATTTTTAATTTTTCTGAAAGTATGTCGTATATAATTTCTGATATTTTTTTACCAGAATAAGATTTACTAATTTTCGTTTGTTCGGATAACAATAATTCTTCCGAACAGAAATGTAGTGCATATGTTTCTGTTGAACTATTGTTTATTATTCTTTCAGATATACGATAGATTCTGAAGTATTTTTCGGTAGTATATTTTTTTTCGGATGTTAACGACTTTCTAAATTTCAATTTAATGTAGTCGAATCCCGACATTCCGAGTCTATCAATTAAAC